CCGTATAAGAGAGGTTCCTGCTCTTGCGTACCCCCCTATTATATGTATAAGACCTAGCCCGTAGAAACCAAATCCTGGTACGTATACATAATGTACAAAGTGTTGGCGTTTTAACATCAGCTCGTCATCAGGGTTCCAGTTTCTACGAATAGAGAGTATCTCGTTTGACCCACGTTCTATAGTCACCACGTAAGGTTTAGCAATCTCATCTTCATCTTCATCAACACCTTCAATAAAAATATCGGCGTGAACTTCATATACACTGTAACGATCATCGTCAGTAAGTGAGTACCCACCTTCTTCGGCTTTTCTTTTCTCAATGTCACTGTGGTATGGTTGCGGATCTCCGAGTTCTACTTCACGGTAAAACCCGTTAGCCTGCAGTTTCTTTAGCTCGTTCTTTGTTTTTCGCATAACATGTGTTACACGCTCTGCGGTTTCTACGTGCGAAGCTCCATAAGGTACAATGACATCCTCTGCAGGAATGTATACCGCCATCTGCCGTCCTAGATTTGGATCGTAGTACACCTTCTTAAAGGCTGACCCTGCCAACCCAAGACTATAAAGCAATCTTTCGTGTTCTGGTCTGTACTCCACCATGTTTTCTGTAAGCTCATAATTCATGTCTGCTTTAACACGGGCAGAGGCTTCTTCTTTTTCTTTTGTTTCTTCACCTAATATCTTTGTCTTAACAGGACCTGCGGAGGGAAACGTCTCACTCATAGTCTCTGCTTGGAACCGTATAGCGGCTTCAGCTAACACTGTGGAATACACCCCACAAGCTCCGTCCCACGGCTCGGTGCGCTCTTCGTACTTAAAGCCTAACACGTCAAGACCTTTTACAAATGTATCTGCCCAATCTTTGCGGCTATCAACGTCAGAATCAATTAAACCAATAAGATCATTGGCGAGGGTGTTTAACTCACCTTCTTCCATACCTTCCGCAATATTGCCATCAAACGGTATATCTTCACCCATATCTGCATCAGGGATTATAGTTATCTCCATACTGCCATCATCCAACGTAACGCTTTCAGGATTTACGATTTCTATCTCCAGTTCGGAAGTGTCCATCTCGGCTTCTTCCATACCTACAGGTGCTTGGTATAAACTTTTTTCAATAGCCATTAATAAAATCCACTTCCTTTACGTTTAAAGTATTGAACCGAGTCAGGTTCGTCGCTTGGCAGTCTTATAAACCCGCCCTGTCTAAACCGCATAAGCGCCATTACAGTTGAATCTACAAGGTCATCATGGCTCATAAACGGAAATCCTGCAATCTCTTCTATTACTTCTTCTGCCCAACGTGTCTCTGGAACCCAACATAACCCCGACGCTACAATATCTGTTACGGAGTTTAACCGTGCCATCTTATCACCTGACCCTCTGTGGGGTGTAAACTCAGATACAGGTATACCCATTCTCCTCATCTCTTGGTAGAGCGCCGTACCCGCACTCTTTTTCTCCACGATAAACGCATCGGGTTCCCACTCGGCATACTCGTCCATAGCCAACTGCTTAAGCTCTGGGAACTCCATTCGCTTTTTTATACTGTTTAACAGAATAATGTTATAGTTGTCTACCTCTTCATTTAAAAACACACCCCAAGTTGTCAAAGCTGTGTAATCAGCACGGTTGTGTGTTTCTGCTGCCGCATCAAGAGACATGATAATATACTCACATTGCGGTGGGTCGTCTTTCTTCCACATCTGCCACCACTCTCTTTTGACAAGTGCGGCTTCTTCGGCTGTCGGTTCCTGTTGATACTGTGCGTTCCACTGAAATACAGGCATAGATGCTTTTGTACGGAGCAGGGCTTCAAGATCAAAAAACTCAGGCCAAAGCGGTTTCTGTAAAGATTCTTTTGTTTTGTTATCTATAGTATCTAATATAGCGGGAAACTCCACAACCTCGTATTGGTCTGACCGTTCGTTCTGTCCCATATCTCTTGTAACACGCCCTGTTAAGTCATCCATGTGCCAACGTGTCTGTATTATGGCAACTCGACCTCCAGGCATAAGACGGGTCCGCGCACCAAAGGTGAACCACTCGTAAGCTTTTTCGAACACTTCAAAGTTTCCATTAATAACGTCTTGTTCAGAGTGGGGGTCATCGACGAGCAAGAGGTCAGCACCCCGACCTGCAATAGAAGAACCAATACCACACGCATAATACTCACCTCCTGAATTTGTATTCCAACGCCCTGCGGATTTAGAGTCGATGGCTAACTTCACAGTAGGAAATATAGCTGCATAGCCGTCGGTGGCAATCATGTTACGCACTTTTCGACCAAAATCTACCGCTAAGTCTGTGGTGTGAGACACCATCATAACCTTTTTGTTCGGATTACGCCCTAAGAACCATGCGGGAAACATGATAGACACAAGCTGTGATTTACCGTGTCGAGGAGGTATGTTCACACAAATACGGTCTTTTTCTCCTCTTTCGATGCCCATTAACATGTCTGCGAGCAATCTGTGGTGCTTTCCAACAATATAATCAGGCTGCATAGCCTTACAAAACTCTATAAGATCATCATAAGATGCTTGATTTACCTTACGAGTACTGAGTTCATCAACCATACGGTCAATCTCAGCTATCTCTTCGGTACTATATTGGTCCAGATTATCCAACATCTGTTGAACTTCTTCCTCTGTGAAGTCTAAAACGGGTTTATTCACTGTCTAAACCTAGCTCCTCGTCCACATTTAAGGGTTCCCCATCTATTACAATGGCATTTTCTACTTCATCTGCAGGATTTACGAGTTTTGATAGCTTAGAACGCAGTTTTTCACGTAGATCATCTGTAGACTGATGTGTTATGGTGACTTCTGACTTCTCTGCAAACAATCCTACGTCAGAAATCTTACCTAGAAGCTCTAAAGCACGTATTCTAACCCGTGGATCAGGGTTATCTGTCTCTAAGAGTAACTTATTTGTCACTAAGTGGCGTATTTGCATCGAACTTTCAACAACAGACTGCCCAAACTCTTTTAAAATGCTGTTTGTTAAGAGTAACGAGGCAGGAGTAAGAGTAGCAAGTTTCTTTGTTGAAGCTTTTTTAGAAGTTCCTTCAGGATTATCCGCATAAGACGTAACAAGTTTAGCTGCAACATCCTTATCTTCCTTGGTTGGTTCTAGGTCTAGCCCATGCTCACCAAGTTCTTTGGCTGTATTGGCTACTGACTCCATACGATCCTTTAGATCGACAGGAGGGACACTCTTTTCTAATGGAACCCCTAGTTCAGGGTCTACTACTATAGTCATATTTGCTCGCAGGTTGTTAACCGTAACGCATTATATAGTGAAAAAAATTTTTTTGTAAAGCGATTTAGAATTTATAGGGGGGGTGTTCCTATATAGAGGGGGGTGGGGGGTCCAAACTCAAAAATTGCGCATTTATTTGAGTAAATTAATATGTATACAGATGACGTGTAGCTATAACAGCCAAGTGGGCTATACCGCCCCTGTACCCATTGGATACCACCAAAAATCACTATATGCCAAGATATTTCATCTCATACCATTGTACAGCCTAACGTGTTTTGCTAAGGTTATTACATCAACAAGACAATTTGTTGTGTTAACCGATAAGTAATTACTTATCACATTTGAAAGGAGTTACCCAATGGGTAAATCAAATACGCTTACCGCACAATTTTGTGCAGACTTAGAAGCCGCGGGCATTGCGGAAACAAAAGGATCCGTTGCGGTCTACAATATACTTGGTGCATTATGTGAGCAGTCGACTGCACCACATAAAGAGATCGCCAACGGCTACACCAAGCAAGGTACTTGGGATACAAAGAAGACTAAGCTTACTGTTAAAGCTTGGAAAGATACTGTGCGTCCAATGTTTGTATCTATTGCTCACGGTGGTCGAGATACTGAGGCTTATATTGCTTGCATGGCGTTCTATAAGGATGAGACAGGCAAAGCTACACGCAAAGATAAGACTATCAAAACTGCCAAGCGAGGCACTATGATATCTCTTGATACTGTGCTTAGCATGGTAACGACTAAAAACCGCGAGTATGTTACTCGAATTGCGAGCCAAGACGCATTGGCAAAGATCGAGGCTCAAACTGCCAAACTTGACGGTGAGTTAGTTCAGACCCTCGCAAAGATCGACGCGGGCAAGTTATCCGATGCCAAGAAAAAAGATGCCAAGGTTAAAGCTAATGAGACCAAGGCAACAAAGGTCGCGGCATACAAACGAAAAGTTTTGGATACTGTTAGCAGTAACTCTTCAACGTATGAAGATCCTCTTAACCGTTCGTTCAAGTCTACTAACAAGTTCTTGAGCGATAAAGACGCGGAAGCACGTCTTAAGAAGGATCACAAAGAGTTGAAGGTTCCTTTTACCGTTACGATCAATACGATCAAAGACGTTCGCGAGGCGATGAAAAAGCTTCAAAGCTTTGTAACCGATAAGTAATTACTTATCAAAAATGGGATGCAAGAGATTGCATCCCGACAATCCAAACAGAAAGGAAACACAATGCAAGACGAACACGTTATGGCATGGGCAAGATTGCAACCCAGACCAATGCCATTAATTCTAAAATTGTTATTGCGACGCAAAATTGCAAGAGATTAGATATGAAAAAGAATATCTATAAAGCAATAACCGACGGTGCGAAAAAGGCTCGCGAGTTAAAGAGAACATCTCGCAAAACAAAAGACTTACGACGTAAATTAAAATCAATGCAGGATTTTGATAAGCTTGTTAACAGCTTTACATTAAGAAGTTAAATAGAACTTTGGGAGCTTCGGCTCCCATCGTCGCC